CTAACCCTTAGAACAATTGCTTTACCCTCTAGATTTAGATTAACTAGGACTTTTCCCTCTGTACGATCCGTTGATTTTTCAAACACCTCTGCTCAAGTAATTGACTCGAATACTTTTGTAATTAATGGTAATACTGAGTCCTTTGCACTACCTGAGGGTGTGAATGTATCAGCTGCTTCTGATTTCATGGTTTTTTTAAACGGTGTTTTTCAAACTCCTCAGTCCTACACATATCCATCAATAATTTATGGTAATAGTGGAATAGACATTGGAGACAACACTGCAACAAAACTTTTAACTAACTTCAGTGGTAACTTAACTGATGAAAGTCCTTCAGCGCATACTCTAAATAAAAGAGGAGGAACTGCTTCTTTTGATGGCTCAGCTAGGTTAACTTTTGATGGAACAGACGATTCTCTTGACATTACTGACAGTACTGATTTTAATATTTTACAAACAAACTTCACATTAGATACTTTTATTAAACCTGATACAGGAACTTCTATGGCATCTAATCAGACGCTATTCTCAAAACATCAAGATGCAACTAATAACTATAATTTAAGATTAGTTGGAGCTAACTCAAATGTAGGTTTTGTGGTTAATAATGGTGGTGGAATTACTGAATTATACGGAGGAAACGCAAACGGAGGTGTAAACTTACATGTAGCCGTGTCTTATGAGGTAGGTACTCAAAACTTAAGGTTGTTTGTTAACAATGTTAAAGTAGCTCATACGAATTTTACCTCTGATCCTGATTTTGCTGGTAATCTTGTTATCGGTGCAAACTCTAATGTGAGCGCAGCAGGAGAATTTTTCAAAGGTAAAATGGAGTTTGCTCGTTTAGCTCATTCGGCTAGGTATAAATCAGGAGGGTTACAACCTATTGTATCTCATTCTCCAACTGTAATCTCTGGTTCACCTTTAGGTTCTATTGATTCGTTAGATAAACTTTCAATCAGAGTCTTTGACGCAGAAGTATCTACTCTTGACCGTTTTAACTCTATGGCAGATCGTAAACCTGACAAAGGTTTTTCCTCTCAACGTAAATTTGATACAATTAGTTTTGAGTCACAATCAGGCTATGAAAAACGCAGACTACGCTCTAGACGTTCTAAGAGATCTTACGATCTAACATATACTAATGTTACAGGAATAGAAAAAACAGCAATTGAGAACTTCTATAACGCAAGAAGCGGAGAGTTCGAAGCATTTACATTTGACTTGACACATCTCAATGAGGCTGGTACAATAACTACAAGATTCGAGGGACCGTTAACAGTCAATCAAGTTCATTCAGCAGGCAGTAACTTAACTGAGAACTTCTTTACTGTATCTTTTAAACTACAAGAGACATATGACTAATGACAGCAAGAAATTATGACGTTGTTATTACTGTTGACAATGCAGCAGGATTTCAATCAACAAATGTTTTAATTGGTAACACTTCTGCTGCGGTAGGAGTGATTGCTAATGTTAACACCACTCTTAATACTTTAAAAGTAAAACTTTCAAACTCTATTGCAGAATTTTCTAACTTAGAAGTCGTCCATTCTAACGTAATTTCTATAACAGGAACTGCTAATGGATTGCTTAATACTACTTCTTTACCTTTTCAATCTAATACTCTTTCTGGCAATGCAACAACTGCTATTGCTACTATTCAGTCTATTGGTCCGAGTGGGTTTATCGCAGAAAAAAATGCTTTCACTCAAAATCCTATAGTGAGACTATATGAAATATACTATCCAGGTGAGTGGTATCCTCCTAATGCAGCCGGTAATCCTACCGGAAGAGGCGAGGGTAGGTCATGGCCTGTTAATTTTCCTATCAAATTTGCAGATGTTAGAGGCGATCTAACTTCAGACCTAAATTATAATGTTATTCATCAAGGTGAGTCTTATATCCCCTTTCCTTCTGACATATCAAGTATTAATCAATCTAGTGATGGTCAAATTAATGAACTTAGCTTAACTATTTTTAATTTAGATAATATTGTATCAGCAATTGTTGAGGACCCTTTTTTAGTGGGTAATAATCAATCTAACTCCTGTCAGGCTTTTGTAAACGGTGAATTGGTTCATGGAATTGATCCTAGAACTATTAACGCTGCGCCTTCGGCATTTGGCTCATCAGGGACTGAAGGTTTTGATTCTTTAACCCGTGCAAGAGCTAATGGTTTAGCATATAGTGTTTCAGTAGAAGGTATTTATGGTAAAGCAAATTCTTCTTTTACTAAAGAGCAGACCGAAGCTGTAGGTGGTACTTGGGTAGAGAATAAGATAGATTCTAGAGACTTACTAGGCGGTGTTGTTACTGTTAAATCTACTTTTGCTAATTTCTTAGATTTTTGGCCTGAGTATAGTTCTGCAAAGTTTATTAGTGCTAACGTCGTCGAAGTATACAATGCTATGCCTTACAGAGTAGGTGATAATGTCAAAACACAGGGAGGCTCTATAGAAGGCACAATACAGTCAATTGAAGAAAATAGATTTTTATTTCTCTCAAACAGTTTAGACTCTACAGCTTCAACTGGTCAACCCATATTTGTTGTAAATTCACAGGCTGATCCAGAGTCTTACATAGAAGATGTGTTTAAAATTGATCAGTTAGAGAGCTTAAATGATAGTGTTGCAACTTTTGGACTTATTTCGTGGTTACAATACTTTAGAAATCAAGTTCCAAATAGAAAATATTATAAAAATACTTGTCAGTGGGTTTACAAAGGTGATGAATGTCAATATCCTGGACCTGGAGGTTTAGCTATCCCTAATACGACTTTAGTGTCTAATAATAATCCTATCGCTGCTAACAATCAAACTGCTGCTTCTGCCGCTGGTGATGTTTGTGGTAAGTCTATTCTATCCTGCACAATTAGAAACAACCAAGTACATTTTGGAGGCTTCCCTGGAACAGGACGAACAATTCCAAAACAATAAAATCAAAGGATGTATACTCCCGTGGGTGCATATGTATGGGAGTTTACAGGGAACCTTTTTTAATTGTTGTCATGTTGAATTTAATGCTTCAAATCCGATCATTCTTGGAAACCATACTCAAACATTAAGTAGCATATGGAACGGCGATCCTGCAAAACAGGTTCGTAAAAAATTTCTTGCTAACGATATACCTAAAGAGTGTTATGAAGTCTGTTATAGAATTGAAGAAAAAGGTGGAAATAGTAACAGGTTGCAGGTTAACAAAAGATTTGCTAATAAATCTTACTTACAAGATAGGACGAGTGAAGATGGTAGCGTAGATAATTATCCTAGCTACATTGATATACGCTTTGGTAATTTGTGTAATTTCAAATGTAGGATGTGTGGCCCAAGTGCGTCAAGCTCTTGGTATAAAGACGCAAAAACACCTAGATCTGGAATAATAGATTATTATACTAATAATGATCAAATGTGGGAAGACTTACAGAACTTTTTACCCTATATCGAAGATGTTTATTTTGCTGGAGGCGAACCTTTTGTACAAGACGGGCATTACAAATTATTGGAAACACTAATATCAAGTGGGTTTAGTAGTAATGTTTCTTTACAATATAACACTAATCTTAGTTATTCTAAGTATAAAAAATACGATCTAAAAAGCTTATGGAATAGCTTCAAAGATGTTTCTCTCTGGCCTAGCATCGAAGGGTACAAAGAAAGAGCTGAATATTCAAGAAAAGGATTAATTTGGGGTAACTTTGAAAATAATGTAAAACATTTCGATGACTATATCTCTACTTTTTCTTCAGTTATAAGCATATTCTCAATTTACTCTATGCCTGAACTAATAATGTGGGTAAAAAAACATAAAAAATCTTATTATGGTTCTTTGTTACAAGCTCCTCCTTATTATGATGTCACTGTTTTACCTAGAGAAGCAAAGAGTTTGATTAATAAAAAATATAAAAATTTTATGACTAAGTGTGATTCAATTTTAACTTCAGACGATATTAATCAAATGGTTTCATGGCTTAAGTACATGAACAGTTCAGACAACACACATTTATTACAGAAATTTAAAGAAGAACAGATTCGCTTAGATGCTTTAAGAGACGAGTCGTTTGTAGAAGTATATCCAGAGTTTGAATCATGGTACAAGACTATTTAGGACAAAAACATGTTTATGGTGAGATTGATTGTATTGAATTAATTAGGTCTTTTTATTCAAGAGACTTAAAAATAGATTTTTCTTTACCAACTTATCCAAAATCAAGAGAGTGGATGAGGTATTTTACTGTAGATAATGTTGATAAATGGGCTTCAACGTGTTCTATAAAAGTACAATTGACAGAAGCTAAAAACTATGATGTAATGGTGTTTAAGTCCGAAAAATCAAATTTAGTAATACATTTTGGAATGTACTTAATGCCGTCAAAAATGTTTCACATAGAAGAAGGGGGTTTCTCGTGTGTACAAACTTTATCAGACTATTGGATAAGTAAGCTACATACGATTTATAGACATAATGAATTGGTATGACTCATATACTGGTTTTCCATATAAACATTTGGGAGAAGATACTGAAACAGGGATTGATTGTTTTAATCTCTGTGCCTTGGTATACAGAAATGAATTAAATATTGATATTCCATATAAAACATCTGATTTTTGTAATATAATAGACGAAGACTGGTACTCTAAAA